TGGAGAAAGCAATATTCGAATTGTCTCCACGAAGGACGGCGACCCGTTCAAGGAGAAGTATTTTCACTATGGCGTAGGAGGTCAATCATTCCTCTGCCCGAAGAGAAATTTTGGAGATGACTGTCCAACTTGCAACTTTGCGAATAAGTTGTGGAATGAGGGAACAGAGGACAGTAAAAGACAAGCAAAGGAGATGTTCGCAAAGCAGCGTTTCTTTTCACCAGTTCTTGTTCGAGGTGAAGAAGACCAGGGTATCCGAGTCTGGGGCTACGGTAAGATGGCTTATGAAAAGCTGCTGACAATCGTTCTCGATCCTGATTATGGTGACATCACAGATCCAGAGACAGGTAATGATCTGAAGTTGATGTACGGTAAGTTGCCTGGCGCAAGCTTTCCACGTACCGACATTCGGCCTCGACCTCGAAAGACTGCTCTTTGTGACGATGCTGTCGGTGGAGACGAGCGATGCGCAGAGCTTTTGGAGACCATTCCAAACTTTGATGAAATCTTTGAGCGTAAGACAACTGAAGAAGTTCAGTCCATTATGGATCAGTTTCTCTCGGGAGAGTCAGGCAACGCCGAGGTTCAAAAGTTTGGAGGAAACAACGAAACGCCGACAGGTACGACAGATACAGTAGAGGCAGCGTTTAACGACCTGTTGAACGCGTAGGTGAAGAATGGCAAAAGCTAAAGTTACCAAACTTAAAAAGGGTGCTTTAGATATTGCTTCTATCCGAGGCATTATCAACAAGAAAGCTGGTAGAGAAGTCGCACATTCACTTCAGGACAACAATCCAACAGAAGTGAATGAGTGGATTCCTACTGGTTCGAAATGGCTTGATGCCATTATTTGCAAGGGCAGACACGCCGGCATTCCTGTGGGTAAAATCTCAGAGATTGCGGGCCTTCCTGGTACTGGCAAGTCATTCTTGGCTGCTCAGATTGCTGGGAACGCTCAAAAGATGGGTATTGATGTAGTATACTTTGATTCAGAGTCCGCTATTGATCCTTCTTTTATGGAGCGAGCCGGCTGCGACTTGGACAGGCTTATGTATGTTCAGGCAGCATCTGTTGAGTTTGTCCTGGAAACCATCGAAGAACTGCTAGCTACTGGCAACAAGTGGCTTTTCATTTGGGACTCTTTGGCTCTCACTCCCTCGATTTCTGATGTTGAAGGTGATTTCAACCCTCAGTCTTCTATGGCGGTGAAGCCTAGAATCCTAGCCAAGGGAATGTCTAAATTAACTATCCCTATCGCTGATGCGAACGCTACCTTCCTAGTCCTCAATCAGTTGAAGACTAATCTAGGAGCAAGAACACCAGCTCAGGCTATGACTGAACCATACACGACCCCCGGGGGAAAGGCTATGATTTATGCCTATTCACTTCGTGTGTGGCTCACAGCAAGAAAAGCCAAAGCTAGTTTCATCGTTGATGACAATGGTTTCCGCATTGGATCTGAAGTTAAGGTAAAGTTGGAGAAATCTCGTTTCGGGACTCACGGCCGTACCTGTAACTTCAAGATCCTGTGGGGCGATGACGCTGTTGGTGTCCAAGATGAAGAAAGCTGGTTCGATGCAATCCAGATCTCTGAAAGACTTGAACAGTCTGGTGCCTGGTTTACGCTAATCCACAATGATGGGTCAAAGGAAAAGTTCCAGCGCAAACAATGGGTCACTAAACTTGAGAGTGAAAAATTCAGAGAAAGTGTCTTGACTATTATTGAAGAAGATGTTATTATGAAGTTCAAGAATAGAGAAGGCAACGCAGGCGACTTCTATGACCCGGACGAAACTCCGGCCGAAGATTAGCCACAACACAGCCCGCCTCTTTTGGCGGGCTTTTTTTATGGAGAAAAAGATGAAGAGAGTAATGATAGTAGACGCGTATAACCAGTTCATCCGCGGATACATAGTAGACCCTAGCAAGAACCCAAACGGCTCACCAATTGGGGGAATTAGAACTTTTATTAACATTTGTAATAAATTAACAAGAGAGATTAAGCCAGACCTTTTAGTGCTGGTTTGGGATGGCAAAGGTGGGTCCAAAAAGCGTCGTTCAATGAATAAAAATTACAAGGGAGGCCGTAAGCCGCCAAGAACAAATTGGACCCAAGTTGGGATGGGAGAGGAAGAGATTATAGATAATAAAGTTTGGCAACAAACAAGAGTAATAGAATATCTTAACCAGACACCAGTGATTCAGTTTATGGAACCTCTTGTCGAGGCTGACGATGTCATTTCTTACATCAAGAACACTCCAATGTTTTCAGACTGGCAAAAGGTGATCGTCTCTGCAGATAAAGACTTTATTCAGCTTTTAGACGATAAGACAATTTTACATCGTCCTATCCAGAAAGAGTATCTAAATAAGAATAGTGTGGTGGATAAATTCGACATTCACCCTACTAATTTCGCGCTAGCGCGAGCTATAGTAGGTGACTCCTCGGATAACTTACCAGGGGTACCTAGAGTGGGCCTTCCGACAGTAGCAAAGAAATTTCCTTTCCTAAAAGAAGAAAAGACACACTACTTAGATAGTATTCTAGAGGAATGCAACAAACCAGAAAATAAACAAAAAGTGTATACAAACATTTTAGAATCAAAGGAGTTAATACAAAACAATTATGATATTATGCAACTATCTTCGCCAATGCTATCTATACAAGCCAAACAAGGGATCGACGATACGTTTGAGCAGTATAAGCCACAGTACAATCAAACGGAAATGAGAAAAAGGATGCTCCAAGATGGAGTATTGACAGTTTCCACCACAGATCTAGAACAAAGATTTAATCACATTATCACTTCCTTTTCAGAGTGAAATCTGTTATTATATGCTAGAAGAAAAGGAATAGAGATGGATCAGGAAAAGAGCTTTTCAAAGTTCGGAAAAACATTCCAAGAAGACCTTTGTCATTTAATGTTGAATGATAGAAGCTTTGCAGACCAGATGTTTGAGGTTTTAGACCTTGGGTTTTTGGAGCTTAAGCATTTAAGGGTTTTCATCGGAAAAATAAAGGAGTACAGGAAAAGGTATGGAGTCCACCCCACATCTAATATTATGCATTCCATCATACGAACAGGTTTGGATGCGGAACCCGAATCAGTCAAGGTGCGAATTAGGGAGTACTACGCTCGCGTCCTGGCGAATGGCAAAATACCAGAATCTTCTGACTACATCAAAGACACTGCTCTCGATTTTTGCAAGAAACAAAAACTCAAAGAAGCATTAATTAAATCTGTCGAGCTAATCAAATCATCTTCATTCGACGATGTATCCAGAGTTATCGATGATGCTCTCAAATTAGGGTCAGATAACACGCTGGGTTATGACTACTTCGTAGATTTCGAACAGAGATTTGTCAAGAAAGCAAGGAACCCCATTTCTACTGGCTGGAAAGATATCGACGACATAGCAAAAGGAGGCTTAGGAAAGGGTGAACTTGGTGTTGTTGTTGCTCCTACTGGCGCTGGCAAGTCAATGGTACTCGTCCATCTCGGGGCCCAAGCCGTCAAGCAGGGAAAAAATGTACTCCATTATACTTTGGAACTTGCTGATACTATCGTTGCTGGTCGTTACGATGCTGCTATTACTGGCGTGGAACTCAAGAATCTAACAGTATTTAAAGAAAAGATCTATGACGAGATCAAAGACATTCAGGGAAAATTAATAGTAAAAGAGTATCCTACTCGTAGTGCTAGTATCCAAACAATAAAAAATCACGTTGAGAAGCTAAAAAGGCGAGATTTCGTCCCAGACATGATCATCGTAGACTACGGAGACCTAATCAAGCCAGAAAATAGCCGAAAAGATGAGAAAAGACATCAACTCGAAACTATTTACGAAGAGTTGAGGGGAATCGCCCAAATTTGCGAGTGTCCACTCTGGACAGCATCGCAAACTAACCGGTCTGGTCTCAATGCAGAAGTGATCACAATGGAATCAATCTCGGAAGCATTTAATAAATGTTTCGTCGCAGATTTTATCTTCACCGTTTCGCGAACAGTTGAAGACAAAAATACAAAC